CGCTCAGCGCCTCTGGGGCCAAGACAATCGCCATGAAGTCGCTGGCGCATTACAAGTACGCCGAGCGCAAGGAAAGCACCGCATTCGACGTCGGCACGGCCACGCACACGCTGGTGTTTGAACCGCAACACGCCAGCACCGTATGGTGCGGGCCGGAGACGCGGCGCGGCAAGGATTGGGCGCAGCACAAGGCAGAGGCCGACGCCAATGGCGCGCTGCTGCTGACGGAGGGCGACTACAAGATCGCCGTGGACGCGGCAAACGCGGTGCGCAGCAACAAGGAGGTTGCCAAGCTGCTATCCGGCGATCTGGTCTGCGAGGCCAGCATATTTGCGAAGGACACGCAAACAGGCGTGGACATGCGCTGCCGTCCAGACGGGTGGCGTCGTGACATCGGGGCGTTGATCGACTTGAAGACGACGATAGCTCCAGACCCCGAAGGCTTTAGCAAGCAAGTGGCCAACTTCGGGTACCACATTCAGGAAAGCTTCTACCGCAGGACGATGGGCCTGATCGGCGAGGAGATCGACAGGTTTATCTTCATCAGCGTGGGCAAGGAAGCGCCTTACCCTGTTGGAGTGTACGAGCTTGACTGGCGCACGCTCAACGAGGGCGACGCGGCAGTTCAACACGCGCTGGAGCAGTATGCGATAGCGCGTAACACGGGCGTCTGGGGATACGGGTATGGGGAGCTGCAAACGCTCCAGATACCGCGCTGGGCGTTCAACTTCACCGCGTCACACGGCGCATAACACAGGCAAACAACGTCAAGGAGACAAACATGCCAATATCATTCGGAGAATCATCAGACGCGAGCGGCGCGTATATACGGGTCAACCTTCCGCAAAACCGCTGGACGGTAAACAAGGGCGGCGACCCCGAAACCATCGACATGGCCAAGGGCATCGCAATCGACATCGCCAACGTGAAGTTTGGGTGGCTCAAGATCGCCGTCGGAACGCGCGACTGGCAGGAGTGGCCATCGCCTTCGCAGGCAACGCCTAAGCCGACCGAGACAGACGCGGAAGGCAAGCCAGCGTATAAGCAGGGCTTCGACGTGGACTGCTGGATGTCGGACGGCACCAAGGCGCAGTTCAGCAACAACTCATACGGCACGGGGCAGTTTATTGCCAAGCTGTACAACCAAGCGGAAAACGCGCCAGAGTTTGCGCAGGGCATGGTGCCGGTGGTCAGCGTCACAACGTCCACGCCTGTCGTGGTCGGCAAGGGCACGTCATACGATCTGGGCTTCACTATTGCCAAGTGGATTGCGAAACCGGCAGACAGCACGCCGCCCAAGCCGGAGCCGGTGCCAACCGCAGCGGCCCCAATATCAAGCGCAGTAGACGCAGACGACTTCGGCTTCTAAGATAACAAGCTCCACGCCTGCTACGGCGGGCGTGGTTATAACAAAAGTTAAAACGGGGAAGCGGGATGAGCGTAAACTATTTTGCAAAGGTACGGGAAAGCGTCGTAACCGAGATCGGCATGGCTCCGCAGGGGCGTCGCAACGAGGCGCTGAACCTAGCGGCATACGCGCTGGGTCGGCACGCGCACATGGACGCCGCCAACATAGATAGCAGCGTCATAGACTTGCACACGGCGGCCAAGGCAATCGGGCTGCAGGAACACGAGATAAAGGCAACCATTGGCAGCGGGTTCAAGCGGGGCAGCGAAAACCCGAAGCAACTTGAAAACGATGACGCGGTGCCGTTTCAGCCGAGCGAGATGGATCGCCTGATCGTAAGGCTGGCCAGCAAGGATCTGCTGATCCGCGACGAGGAAACGCGCGCCGAGAAAATCGCAAAGGCGCAGGCCGCGTGGGAGCGCAGCGTGCCAATATCACGCGAGAACAAGGACGCCGTGCGACCGGCGCTGCTGTATCTGAACAACCGTGGCATGCGCGCAGGCGTGGCAGAGGGCGTCGCGCGCTTCAGCCCCAGCTTATACGATGGGCCAGCAATACTTTTCCCCGCGACCAACGCCGAGGGCGACGTCTGCGGCGTGCAGGCGGTGCTGCTGACGCCGGACGGGAAGAAGCGCGAGCATAACAACATCAACAAGTATTCACGCGGATCACTGGTCGGCAATGCCATGCGGATCGGCGATCAGCACGAGGGCGGCGCGATCATATTGGTCGAGGGGCCAGAGGACGCGCTGAGCGTGCGTCAGGCGATCATGGGCCACGTGGAGGCGACAATCGTCTGCACGTTTGGCAAGTCGGGCATGAAGACGTTTAACGCGCCAAGAGCCAGCGACGTCACGATCTGCGCGGACCCTGACCTCGACGTGGAGGCGGTGTCGGACGTGCTGCGAGGCGACGGCAGCACCGACGTCCACGTCGTGCGCTTCGACGCGCTGGGCGTGGAAAACGTAAAGGATGCCAACGACTACCTGCAGGAGGCGGGCGCGGAGAAGCTGCGCGAGGCGCTGGCGCTGGCGAAGCCGGTCGAGGAAGTGAAGCAGGAGCGCATCGCAGGCGAGCGCCAGTGGCCAACTGCATACGAGCCAATAGACCCCGCGAGCATACCGGCGCGGCGGTGGATCTACGGGCAGCATTACGTGCGAGGCCATGTCAGCGTGCTGGCCTCTGCGGGCGGCGTCGGGAAGACGTCACTGCAAATCGTGGAGGCTTTGTGCATCGGAACGGGCAAGCCGCTGCTGGGCGAGGCCATACACGAGCCGTGCAAGGTGTGGATCATCAACCTCGAAGACCCGCTGGAGGAGATGCAGCGACGCCTTGCGGCGGCGATGCTGCACTACGGCGTCACCGCCAAGGAAATACGGGGGCGTCTGTTCCTCGACGCCGGCAGGAGCCTCAACATGGTGTTCGCCAACCAAGGGCGCGACGGGATCGAGGTCAACGACGAGATGCTCGACTATATGGCGGCCAAGATCAAGGAGAACGACATCGGCATGGTTATGATCGACCCGTGGGTCGGCGCGAACCAGATCAACGAGAACGACAACGTGGCCATGAATGCAGCCGTCGGTGCCGTGCGTAGCGTTTGCGACGAGACAGATTGCGCCGTGGCGCTGGTGCATCACATCCGCAAGGGCAACGGGGATGAGGCGACCGTGGACAGCGTCAGGGGCGCGGGGTCGCTGATCGGGGCGGCGCGTGCGGCGCGGGTCATTAACAAGATCAGCGCGGAAGACGCGCAGAAGCTGGGCGTGAGCGAAGCGGAGAGCCTCGGCATATTCCGCGTGGACGACGGCAAGGCGAACTTGGCGCCGCCAGCCGCGAAGGCAGTCTACCGGCGCATGGTGGGCGTGCAGCTGCCAAACATGGAATATGTCGGCGTGGCCACGGAGTATGCGATGCCGGATCTCTTCGACGGCGTGTCGGCGCGCGACGCGATGAAGGTGCAGCGCGCGGTGGGCGACGCGGAAACGCAGGGCGAGCCGCTCCGCGCAAATGTGCAGGCCAAGACGTGGGTCGGCGTCACGGTGGCAGACGTGCTGGGGCTGGACTTGGAGAAGCGACACGAGAAGGCGAAGGCCAAGGCAATCGTGGCCAAGTGGATCGAGAACGGCGTGCTGCGCAAGACGTCGGCGCCAAGCAAGCGTGACGGCAGGGACGTGCCGTGCGTGGTGGTGGGTGAATGGATAACGGGAGAGGAGGCGGGTGTATGATGGCCAGCGAGATGGGTGGCGTTGGGGGCGTTTCCGCACGTTCCGCACTTACCGCACTTACCGCACTTATGGTGCGGCGTGGTGCCGAGGGTGCGGTAAATACGGCAAGAAATCTTCCGCCGCACCACTTGCATATATATATGCAAGGTGCGGAGAGAAGTGCGGGCGTATTTATTCAAGGTGCGGAGATTGTTTTGATGGGGATGCGTAGGGGGCATGGTCATGGCTAAGCATAAAGGGCGTCGGCCTACGGCAAAGCAGATAGCGTCGAAGGGGACGTTCACGGTTGGTGAAAGGACGGAGCCTATACCGGCGGCTGTCTGGGGTCAGCTGGAGCCGCTTGATCGGGTGGCGCGGGAAATGACAGAGCGGTGGGGTGACACGCTGCCGTCGCTGGTGTCGCCGGATCTGGCGGGCAAGTTCGAGGCGGCCTATGAGGCGCTGAAGCAGGCGGTCGTCGAGCGTGACGTCGTCAGGACGAACAAGATCGCCACGCAGCTCATGGCGGGGTGGAAGCGCATGGAAGCGGAAGCGGAGGGCGTAGGGCATAAGCCGCTGTCGCCGCACGCTTGGTGCGTGGAACTGGATGGCGGGCAGATCGTGTGCTTCGCGAGGCAGGGATGCGCTGAGCTGCGCAGGCGGTATCCGCAGTGGGTGGTCTACTCGTTCGAGGATGCCGCGTGCATACTGAAGCAGCACTTCAGCGAGGCGTTTCTGCAGAAGGCGTTTGAGACGTTCCCCAACGCGAAGGTGACGCGTGTGGTGGACGGAGATGGCAACGGAAACATAGAGGATGACATACCATGGTGACGAGGGAAGATATTTTACGCACGGCGGGTGACTTGATCACGGGCGACAGGCAGCGGACGTATGGCTCCGCAAAGGCGTCGCACGCGACCATTGCTGGCATGTGGTCGGCGTATCTCGGCGTGGACGTGACGGAGGTGGACGTGGCGGCGATGATGGTGCTGCTCAAGGTATCGCGGTCGCGCTCAAGCGATCACTCGGACAACTGGGTGGACGTGTGCGGTTACGCTGCTATCGCGGGCGAATTGGAGGCGTCAGGTGGGTAGGGTAGCCTGCGAGGCGTTTGGGTGCCTAATCGAGGCTCTGAGGGAGCGTGAGGGCGTGTTTAGCCTCTGCGGCAGACACGCCGACGCTCAGACGCCCGCGCGCGGATACGCATTTTTTACCAAATGGTCAAATATTGCGGTGTCGCAGCGCAGCAATATCGCCAACGATACAACCATAGATAGGTGTAAAACGCTAACATGCTGATATTGCTACATAATAAATTTAACATAATAACGATTATGCGATTCCAGCTGCAAATCCTGACCATCTGGTCAAATTTGACCCCCCCCACTTCGCGCTCAGGCGGGAGCGTGTGTGTATAGAAAAGCGCACACACCCCCGCACCCCCGCACCCCCTACGCGCTTGCCATACCCATGGCCCCGCGCTAAAATTTCCCGCGTACAAGGAGAAACGCAATGGCAGGCAAGGCGTTACGCAAACGCATATTGACGGAGGTCGCCTCCAACGGCGGCGCAGATTGGCTGTTTGACCAGATCGCGTCGGGCATCACCGTCGCCGAGTTGGCACGCCAATACGGCTGCACGCGCAGCTATGTTAGCAGGAGCC